TGGTCTTGAGCCCATTCCCACTCCTGCGCCGCCTGGCGACGACGAATCAGGCGGGGCTGTTGAGTACAATACGACCAACGAGGTTGGCACGTGGACGTTCACCGACAGTGATACGACCGCTGAGTTTGTCTATTCGGGCGTTGGAACAGCCTCCGTGGTAACGACAAACGCTTACTCGACTGGCAAGCGGTACATTGAATTCCTCTGGCAGGATGTGGGCTCTTATGGCTCAGGCGTCCGTGATGACGTTGGTATCACTCAGAGCAATCCTCCGACTGGTGGGGCTTCTGTAGCAGACGGCGCGGCCTATCGTCGGTCCGGGAACATCTACGACAACAACAGCAGCACCGCATCGGTGACGGCTGTTAGTGCTGGGGATGTGATAGGCGTTGCCGTTGACTTCGATAACGCAAAAGTGTGGTTCTCGCTCAATGGCTCTTGGGTGAGCGGCGATCCTTCTGCCGGGACAAGCCCGAGCATCTCGACGCTTTCGGCAGGCTCTTACTACGCCGGCAACACGATGGAAAGCGGAGGGGTTCAGAAGGTCACGATTCGCACGCTCACGGCTGATTTCACTGGAACTAAGCCGACAGGCTTTAAGAGTTGGGCGGCCGTATGACGACGACTGTTTACCCGGTGCAGACGATTCAGGCTGCGATTACGTACGATAACCTGTATACGTCGCTCGGCATCTCCAATCCGCAATACGACCAGATGCCGAACATCAGCTATGACTCGCCTTTCTGGCAGGCTTCGGCTCCTGTGATGGCGGTCATTCGTGATGACAAGGTTCTTTACACGCTCACCGGCTCTGCCTCGGATAGCTCAATCACAACGGGCTATTGGGGCGACCAGGAGCGATTCTCGTTCTGTGACCGTGTTCGGGCTAAGTACCGCACGAAGCCGACTGATAGCACGTTGACTCCATATGCAGTCACTGAGCTTGGGGCCGACGTGGCTACTGGCTCGGCAACTCTGAACGTGGATCGATACGACGTTTTGCAGTCGGCGCGCTGGCATAAGTTCAAGCTCGAATTTGTCGGGCCTGTTGAGGTTGAAGCGGTCACTCCGCGACTGAAGACTCAAGGTTATGAATAGCGTAACCCCTGACCCGCGTCTTCCGCTGAACATTGACAACTTGTTTCGGCTGAAGTTAGCAGACTACCTCAGTGAGTTCGCGCGTTCGATCAATCAGGCGGCGAATTTGGTGCTGTGGAAGACGGTGGCGGTATCCACTGCTTATACGGCAGGCGTCAACGATCACATCATCCGCTGCACTAGCGGGCCGTACACGGTGACGATCCCGAGCGCGTCAAGCATGAACGGGAAGCGCATCGTAATCAAGCGGGCTGATTCAGGTACTTCGACGCTCACCATCTCAAGCGCATCAGGAAACATCGACGGCGCTGGCTCAACTTCACTGACAACCGCATGGCAATCGCGCGAGTTGTTCAGTGACGGCACTCAATGGCTTTTGGTCTAGGAACTTACATGGCTGACAATCTCGGGCTCCCGCAATACGGTTACGCGCAACAGCCGGGGCAAGGGCCTTACGGCTATTACGAGCAGCAAACGCCTTTGGGTTCATTCGGCGCAGCGAATCAACAGCAGGCGCAAAGCTCGCAAGCCTTCAATCCGTACATCGGGCAGCAGACTCAGGCGCCTGGGCAGATTGGTCCTGTTGGCACTCAGTACGCGGGTTCTAACCCGTACCTTGGCCAGACGACTCAGGGTGTCAACTACCAAGCCGCGCAAGGTGCTGGAACCAATGCCTACGCTGGTGCGAATCCGTACCTTGAGGCGAGCATTGGCGGCGCTGCAAAGGACATGACGAACGCGTTCAACGATACGACAAACGCGCAATTTGACCGGCAGGCGGCGCAGTCTGGATCGTTCGGAAACACCGGGGTAGAAGCGGCTCGTGGGCGGGCTCAGAACGATCTGAGCAAGAACATCGGCAACATGGCTTCCGGCGCGCGGATGCAGGACTACACGGCGCAGCAGGGCCTAGCGGAGAACGCACTCAACCGCACGCAGGGGCTGAACCAGTTCAATGCAGGGAATCAACTCCAAGCCGGGATGGCTAACAGCGGATACAACGCGGGCGACCTGAGCCGCAATCTCGCTGGCGCGCAGGCGGTGTCCATGTTTAACGCTGGGCAGGGCAACCAGATGGGGCAGTTCAACGCCAATCTTGGGTTGGGACAAGGCCAGTTTGCGTCAACTCTCGGACAGAACGACCTGAACAGGAACAGCAACCTCATGCAGTCCATGGGGCAGTTCAATGCGGGCACGCTGAACCAGAACAGCCAATTCAACGCCGGTCAAGGCAATGCGCTGAACCAGTTCAACACTGGTCAGGGCAACCAGATGATCCAGAACGCGCTGGGCCGGAACCAGAACCAAGGCCAGTTTGACGCGAACATGGCGTTCAATACCAATCAGTTCAACGCGGGCCAACAGCAGCAGGGGTTCAACAACTATTGGACCAATGCGCAAAACCTGTATGGCATGAACAATTTGGGTCTGACAAACGCCAACACGATACAAAACACTCCGCTCAATTACTGGCAGCAGTTCATGCAGGGCGCGAACCAAGCTGGCGGGAATGGCGGCACTAGCTCGCAGAACAACCCCGGAAACCCTTTGCTAGGCGCCATCGGCGGATGGCAGATGGGCTCCAAGATCTTCGGAGGCTGACATGCCCAATCAATACACCCGTTACGACGCAAACGACCCGCGCGCTGTAGGGCGCGGCATCCCCGCCGATGTCCTGGCGCAGTTGCTTGCCGGGCAAGAAGTGCCTGGATGGTCAACGGCGTATGCACCAAAGACGATATACCAGGGCGGCGACGCTGGAGACTACTACGTCCCTAACGCGGGCTACACGGAAGGCCCGCAAGCCTTCCAGTACAAAGACCCAACAAAGGAGTGGTATTCGACCTATGACCCGTCCGGCGCCTTGATGAATGAGGGCAATGGCAACAACAAGATGACCACCAAGGATTACCTGACGTATCTGGCCCTAGTGGTCGGTGCTGGTGCGTTGGGTGGTGCGGGAGGCGCGGCGGCTGGCGGCGCTGAGGCTGGCGGCATGACCGCAGCGGATGCGTGGGGTAGCGGGGCTGGCCTAGGTGGCGACACACTAAGCGCAATGGGCACAACCGGCGGTAACGGCCTCCTTGGCGCTGGTAGTGCTGGCGGCGGCATGACGGCGGCCGAAGCCTGGGGCAGCGGCGCAGGGCTGGGCGGCGACACGCTGTCTGCTGGCGGCGCGAACCTTGGCGCGGGTGGCTACACCTCTGCAGCCGGCGGCGCTGCTGGCAGCGGTGCTGGCAGTGGCGGCCTGTGGGAAGCGGCAAAGTCCGTCGTTAGCCCCGCAGTTTCTGCGCTCACCAGCGGCAACGGCTCAACGCTAGGCGGGCTGCTTGGCGCTGGCCTTGGAGCCCTGTCGTCCAAAGACCAGACGACCAGCAGCACGAAAGACCCTTGGGCGCCGGCTCAGGACTTCATCAAGCAGCAGATTGCACAGGGTCAGTCATTGAGCAATCAGTACCAAGCCAGACCGTTCAGTGATGCGCAGAAAACCGCTTACGGCAACCTGGCGAGCATCATCAATGGGGCCAATGCCAACGCTCCGAATATGAGCGACTTCATCAATCGCCAGATGTCGGGAGGCACTGCTTACGACCCGCGCGATCCGTACAAAAACATCGGCAAGGGCGTTAGCCAGATTGTCGGCCCCGGCCCATCGGGCTTGCTGAACTACTTTCCCGGAAAGGGCGGCTGAGATGAGCGCAGATATCGCAACCTCGCTCTACTCGTGGAGCACGACCGCAGGCAGTAATCAGCCGCAGGGCTCGACGGCAATCTCCACAAATCTGGATGACAACCTGCGCCAGATTCAGGCCGTAGTCCGAAACACGCAGGCGCGGGACACAATTTCGTCTGCTTCGACTTGCGATATCGGCGCTAAGGATGCCATGTCGCTAGACGTGACTGGCACGACGACTATCACTTCGCTCGGCACAGTGTCTGCGGGCATCCGCAAGTGGCTAACGTTCAGCGGCGCTCTGACGCTGACCCACAACGCCACGTCTCTGATCCTGCCGACTGCGGCGAACATCACGACCTCTGCGGGCGCTTCTGGGTGCTTTGAATCTCTCGGGTCCGGTAACTGGCGCTGCTTGTCCTATTCCAAGCCAGATGGAACCCCGATCAGCGTTCAGTCGTTCTCACTGTCCGACCTCAGTAGCGCGACGGCAAACAAGACGCTGACAAATACGACCTATGCACAAAACTGGGGGTGGGTGTTTACGTCTGCTGGGCAGAAGGGACTGACGCTTACCGGCAAGTCGTCTGGTACGGGGACGGCTGGGCATGTCCTCTGTTTGGATGGATCGTCCGCCTCACTCTCGACGCAGGTTGAAAACATATTCCGCGTCATCGGTGGCGTTTCCGGCTCGGCTACTGACGTTTTTAACGTAACGCAGTTCGGCGGCACGATCTACGGTAACGACAACTCCACGACTGGAGGTAGCTGGGCCATCCGGGCGGGTACGGGTCCGAACTCTGCCGGTGACGGCATGGTATCGTTCAGGTCCGCATCTCGACTCGGCACGAGCTCCTCGCTTGTTGCTGATTCGACGCAGATTATTCTTAGCTCGCAAACGAAAGCGGTAATTGACGCAACGCGGATGTATTTCGGTCACTCCAATGGAGTACCGACTATCTCTGCTGGTGGTGGCGCTGGTGCAACTATCGCAGGCTGTGACGCTGCGTGCGAAGTGGTATTCGGCACAGGATCGCCAACATCCGTGACAATCCAGTTTGCTAATGCTTGGTCTGCCACTCCGCAAATTGTGATGGTCAACGGTACACAAGCCGGCGCGACTTACAGCTACGCAGCAAACACGACGACTGTGCAGATCAGTTGCAGTGCTGGTATGTCATCTGGGTCGAAGATTTCCGTCATGTGCATGGGCTTGCAATAAGGGGATGTGATGGGACTTCTCGACGTATTCAATAGCGACGAGGGCCGGATGGCTCTCGGTCTGCTTGCTGCTGCTGGGCCTAGCTCGCAGCCGATGAGCTTCGGGCAACGCCTGGCTGGCGCGATGAGCCAGCATGACGCCTATTTGCAGCACAAGCAAGCCGCTGCGGCTGCGGCGCAGGATCGGCAAATGCGGATGCAGGCTCAACAGCAGCAAATGCAGATGCACCAGTTCCAGCAGGACCAGGTACAGCGCCAGATCAAGCAGCAGGAAGCCGACTCGAACGCAATGCGCGACGCATTCAGCCAGCGTGAATTGCCAGGCCCGACCCCTGACGGCGGCCAGCTCACCACTCAGTTTGACCCGCGCGGGATGTTGAACGGCGGCGCATCTCCTGAGGCTGTGATCAAGGCGATGCAGCTCCGCGCGTCAATGGAGAAGCCGACCGATGAGCGAGTGCTAAAGCCGGGTGAAGCCGTGTTCAGGAATGGGGTGCAGGCATATGGTCTGCCTGACAAGCCCGAGGCCCCGCCCGAGATTGTCAAGCTGATGAAATCGCGCGATGCGTTCCCTGTTGGCTCACCTCAGTACCAGACAATTGACGCGGCCATCAAGAAGGCGACAACTCACCAGCCCGGAACGACTGTCTCTGTCAACACCGGCCAGAAGGGCTTTGACAACACGTTGAAGCTGCGCGGCGACTTCCGCAGCGAACCGATCTACAAGGCGCACCAAGAGGTGCAATCGGCCTACTCGCAGATCAAGGCGGCGCTTGACCAAGCAAGCCCGGCGTCTGACTTGGCGGCGGCCACCAAGATCATGAAACTGCTGGACCCGGGCTCTGTTGTGCGTGAGTCTGAATTGGGCATGGCAATGAATGCAACGGGCATGCTCGACCGCCTGACGCACTATGCATCCAACATCGCCAACGGCACGAAGTTGACGCCAAGCCAGCGTAAGGACTTCCGCACCCTTGCTGACAACCTCTATGGCGAAAGCGTCAAGCAGTACAACGGCAAGCGCGCCGAGTACAAAGGCATTGCAGACAGAAACGGCCTGAGCGCGCAGGACGTACTAGGTAACGAAAGTCAGATGCCTTCAGGCAAGGCCCCGGCCGGCCAATGGGGCATCAAGCCCCTCTAGGAATCAAATGCCAAAGTTCGAGATCACGGCGCCTGATGGCAAGCGGTTTGAGATCACTGCGCCTGAAGGCGCGACGCAGGATCAAGTGCTTGAGTACGCCAAATCGCAATGGGGCAAGGCGCAGAAGGAAGCCGCACAGCCCCCGAAGCTTTCGGCAGAAGACACGCCGGGCATTGGCGAGACGCTGCTGATTGGTGCTGGACGGACGTTTGATCGCATCGGCAAGGGGATGCGCCAGCTTGTCGCAAGCGGGCCAGAGGCGGAAGCACTCAAAGCGCAGGCGGCATCTGATGACGTGCAGTACAACAAACTGCGCGAGGCTCGCCCTTTCGCTACCGGAGTCGGTGAGTCGCTGCCGTCAATGATTGTGCCTGCTGGTGGTGCGGCTACGCTGCTGGGGAATGCTGGCCGGATGGCTGTCGCTGGCGCACTCCCGGGCACGCTTGAGTACGGCACGGCAGGGGAGCGTGCCCAGCGCGGGGCAATTGG